GGCAAGACCGCCCCCGGCAACGCCGACGCGCTGGTCGTCAGCTACGCCATCGCGGCGACGCGGGCCGCCGAGCTGCGGGACTGGCTCGACGGGGGGATCCTGATCTGCGACGAGAGCCACGCCCTGAAGAGCGTGAAGGCCAAGCGGACCAAGGCCATCCTCGGCCGGGGCGGTATCGCCGCTGGCGCCGAGTACGCGTGGATGCTGACCGGCACGCCAATCACCCGGTGGAACGACGACATGTACCCGTTCCTCGCTCGGGCTGATCTGGCCGGCATGAGCGCGCGGCTGGGCGGCACCAGCAAGCAGAAGTTCGACCTGAAGTTCACCGTGACCCAGAAGCGGACCTTCCCGGGCGCGCGGTGGCCGGTCGAGATGGTGGTCGGCAACCGGAACACGGCCGAGCTGGCCGAGTGGGTCTACGGCGGCGGCCACGCCCTGCGGGTCGACCTCGAAGAGGTGTTCGCCAACATGCCGCCGATCACGCACCGGCGCTACGAGATCCCGCTGGACGCCGACGCCCAGCTGAAGGCAGCTCTGAAGGATCTGGAGAAGGCCTCGATGGCCGAGATCCGGCAGAAGCTGGAGGCCAAGGAGCCGGCGCTGGCCACCATCCGGCGGCAGCTGGGCCTCGGCAAGGTCAAGGCCGCCGCGGCCGAGATCATCGAGCGGATCGAGGCAGGCCAGAACGTGCTGGTCGGTGCTTGGCACACCGAGGTGATCGACGCGCTCGGCGACGCGATCAGGCCCAAGGGCCACGCGGTCGGGATCATCGACGGCCGGGTGCCGGCCAAGATCAAGGAGGCCATGACGCGGGAGTGGAACGCCGGCAACATCAGCGCCCTGATCTGCCAGATCGCTGCCGCCGGCGTCAGCCTGAACCTGCAGCACGGCGGCACCCAGATCGTGGTGGTCGAAGAAGACTGGAGCCCGAGCATCATGGAGCAATTTTACGCCCGGCTGTGGCGCTACGGTCAGGAGAAGCACGTCCACGTCGACACGCTGACGACCGGCACGAAGCTGGATCAGGCGGTGGCGCGGATCAGCGACACCAAGGCCTCGCAGCACGCGAAGTTCAACGAGATTGGAAGGGGAGCAGCCTGATGTCCATCGCACGCAAGATCAAGCAGGGGGCCGACGCCATCGACGCGCGGACGGCCTTCGACCCGGAGATTCGCAAGAAGGCCGCGAACGCGTCCGAGATCGCCTACTGCCTGCGCAAGCAGTGGTACGCGAAGAACCTCGATGACCAGCCCGAGCAGAGTTGGGGCTACGCGCGCCGCGGCAAGAACGCCGAGCGCTACATGGTCGAGGCCCTGCAGGCCGCAAACGTGCCCCTGTGCGGCGCCGGCGACGATCAGGAGACCGTCAGCAATGGCGTGCTGTCCGCGACGCCAGACGGCTACATCTGGAACGAGGACGGCGAGACGATCACCTGCGTCGAGTTCAAATCCATCGACCCACGCACGAACCGCGCGAACCTGCCGAAGTACGAGCATGTCGTCCAGCTCCAGTTGGGGATGGCGCTGCTGTCCGAGGTCAAGGGCCTGCGGCCGACGCACGGCGTGATCGTCTACATCGACGCCTCGAACTACGACGACATCGTCGAGCACCGGGTCATGTACGACCACGCCTTCCTCGACGAGATGACGCCGAGAGCCCAGCGCCTGCTCCGCACGCGCGAGGTGGCCCGGCTGCCGCGCGAGGGTGCCCAGAAGGGCGGCAAGGAGTGCAACACCATGTGCCCCTTCAAGGGCGTCTGTAAGCCCCACCTGCAGGCGGTACAGGTTTCGGCATCACCGGCTCGCGGCAACCGCGGGAGCCGCCTGCACGCGGCTGTGGAGGACTACAGCGAGGCGAAGGAACGTGAGGATGACGCGAAGGCCGACAAGGCTGACGCCGCCGAGCGCATCAAGGCCGAGCTGGCCGCGCGCAAGGTGAACAAGATCGAGGTCGGCAACCGCGTCGTTTCACTCACGACGCGTGCAGGATCGGTGAGCTACGCGCAGGTGGTCAAGCACCACTGCCCGGATGTCGACCTCGAACCCTATCGCGGCGCGCCCACCGAGGTGCTGACCGTCAAGTGATCCCGGCCGGGCGGGCTCCCCGGATCGCCAATGCATGAAAGGAAAGCAGATGGCAGACAAGCAGAAGCAGGGCGGCGCGCTTGCCGTGTTCGCAAACTCCGGTGCCCTGAGCATCGACACCAAGGCCGCTGTCGCGGCGCTGGCAGAGACGGCGCAGCTGGGCAGCACCGGCAGCGCCGACGGCAAGTACCTGTCGTTCTCGGGCAAGACCGGGCGCTACAGCCTCGGCCGCGAGAAGGAGGACATCGATCCCGACACGATCTTCATCGTCGAACCGCTGGCAACGGTCGAGGGCTGGACGTGCTGGAAGGGCGGCACCGCCGTCGCCAAGCACGAGTGGTCGGTGTTCGAGCGGGGTATGAAGGCTGTCGCCGCCGGCAACCTCGCAGATCACGGGCCCTACAACGAGCGCGCCGGCGAGGGCTGGGTGTTCATGATGGGGCTGGGCTTGATCGACCCGGATGAGCCCGGGTCGCCCATCAAGTTCACGATCAACAGCGTCTCCGGGCGGAATGTCTTCTCCGACCTGCAGCGCCAGATCGTGGCTCAGCACGAAGCGACCGGAGAGCTGATGCTGCCGCTGGTGGGGCTGGGCGTCGAGGCCTTCACCGCGCAGGGCCAGAAGAACTTCAAGCCGGTGATCGACATCGTCGGCTGGGCCTCGCGCGACGAGGTTACGGCGTTCTTCGATGGCGAATACACCATCGACGACCTGATCGAAGGCAACGTGCCCGTCAACGATGATCAGGTGGATGACGAGCCCGAGCAGGAGCCCGAGCCGCCGCGCACGGGCCGCAAGCGCCGGGCCGCCGCCTGACAAGAAAAAGCCCCCGGCGTTTCGGCGCCGGGGGCAAGTTGTCCAACATCGGGAGAGGCGGGTTCACAGGTAGAACCGCAACAGCAGCTTATGGGAGCCTCCATGCAGCCGTCAACCTACAAGATGGTCACGACACACGACGCCCTTGAAGACGTACTTGACGCTATCGATGACGGCGCCGCCGCCTTGGATTTCGAGACCACGGCGTTCACACCTGCAGAGGGGCGGGTGCGCCTAGCCCAGATCTGCAACGACGACGTTTGGGTCGTGGTCGACTTCGACCAGATGGACGGCGGTTTCGCCTCTGTCGCGCACTGGTTCGCGGACGCGTCGTGGATCGTCTTCAACGCCGGCTTCGAGCAGCGCTGGTTCATGGCCGCGACCGACGAGCCGGTCACCTGCTGGGACGTCGGCTACCTGCGCCGCGCCGTCGAGGGCGGCGGGCACTTTAGCCTCGCGCAGGCCCTCAAGTGGGATCTCGACTACGACATGCCCAAGGATGAGCAGACCAGCGACTGGGGCGCCGCCGAGCTGACGCCGTCGCAGCTGCAGTACGCGGCAGACGACGCGCTCTGGACGTGGCGCCTGTGGCGGCACTGGCGCGGGCGCGCGGACAGCGGCCACATGCGGGCCTTCAACCTCCTGAACGACATGATCCCGGCGGTCATCGAGATGGAGACCAACGGCATGCTGCTGGAGCCCGAGCGACACCGCGCCCTCGTCGATCACTGGCAGGAGCTGTCCGACGACAGGGTCATGGCGATCCGCGACTTGATCACCGAGGACGAGGTGCCGAACCTGAACAGCGGCAAGCAGCTCAGCGATTTCTTCGCACGCCTGTTGCCCGACGCGGCTTTGTCCGGCTGGCCCAAGACCGAGAAGACCGGGCTGCTGTCGACGGCGAACAAGGATCTGCGTCTGGTCGGTATCCAGTTCGCAGGCACGCCAATGCAGGATGCCCTCAGCCTGCTGGCCGAGTACAAGACCCTGCAGAAGTACATAAGCTCGTTCGGCGACAGCCTGTTGACGCACGCGCGCCTCGGCGGCGGCCGGGTGCATGCGCGCTACAACATCGCCGCCGCCCGCACCGGCCGCTTTTCAAGCTCGGCCCCGAACCTGCAGCAGATCCCGCGCGACCGCGAGTTCTTTGGCGAGAGGCTCAGCGTGCGGCAGAGCTTCATCGCCTCGCCCGGGCGCAAGCTCGTGTCTCTGGACTACAGCGGGATCGAGCTGCGCGTTCTGGCCCTGCTGACCGAGGACGACCAGCTCCTGCACGACATGGTGCACGGTGACGTGCACCTCGAAGTCGGCAGCCACATCGCTGGGCGCAGGCTGGACAAGAAGGTCACCGAGGACAAGGAGATCCGGCAGTCTGCCAAGGGGGTGTCGTTCGGTATCGTCTACGGCATCGGCGCCGCCGGGCTGGCGGCGACCATGAAGCGCTCGATGGATGAGGCCCAGAGCTACATCGACTTCTGGGCCGCGCGCTACCCGCGCGCCTTCAGGCTGCGGCACAAGGCCATGGAGGAGGCGACGGCCAATGATGGGTACCTGCGCATGGTCGACGGCGGCACGATCTGGATGGGCCGCCCTGACGGCCGCCGGGGCTCAGAGATCGGCCTGACCCAATGCGCCAATTACCCGGTGCAGCGCGCCGCCCTGTCGATCATGGCAGCCGCCATCGCCCGGCACCACGACGGCATCGACGATTACAGGCTCTGGAACGGTGACGTCGTGCACATGCTGTCGACGATCCACGACGCCCTGATCGACGAAGCGGACGACGAGCACGCGCCCGCCGTGCTGCGGCTGATGAAGCGGGACATGGTCGCGGGCTACCTCGACATCTTCCCGGGCGCCCCGACCGACAAGCTAGTCGAGGGCGGTGTAGGCCAGAGCTGGGGGGAGCTTGAAGATGTCGCAGTCTGACGAGGACGATCTGGACAAGCTTCTGCGGCCGCTGAGCGCGACGGTCGAGCCCAAGCACCAGTCGTGGGCTCAGGCTTCGCTAGGCTTCGCGGCGTCGAACAGGACGCCTCAGGACAGGGCGCGCAAATCGGCGGCCATGACCCGGGCGGGCAAGCATCGCCGTGTTAGCGGCTATGGCAAGACGAAGGGAAAAAGCAATGACTGACGCACCGGAAAAGATTTGGGCGTGTGTGAGCACTAGCACCAAATCCGGGGTAGTCACCCTTCTGGGTGACGCGACCACGCCAGTGGTAGGGTGGCAGGAATACATCCGCGCCGACCTTCTCGAAGCCCACATCGGTGCCGTGCTGGCAGAGGCGGCGGAGATGACCAACTGCGGATGCCAGCCAGATCGGTCTGACTG